TAATATCATTAACAATAGCCATTGTTTCTTCAATATAGTTAAAAGCCACGTCTCTAGAATCTGATAAAAATTTAATAAAGTTTTCTTGAGTTTCATCTGTTTCATTTTTAACTAAATCTAATTGATATTTTAAAGTTTCAGAAAAAGCCTTTAATATTTTTTGATCAAGAACAAATTGTTTTAATAATGTTTTTAATGTATATACTTTATAGGACAAGGATACAATAAAGCATATGCTTAAAAATAATCCAGTAAACGTAATTAAATTAAAGAACTGCATCTAATAACTCATTTCTTTCCTCATGTGTTGGCCAATAATATTGGCAAGGAACTTTGCGTTCTGGACAGCACGGAACATTGTATGGGCTTGATTTTGCATACTGATATTTAATATAATAGATAGGATCTTTTTTAAATAGATTGGCCTTGTGAGTTGTTGTAATACGCATTACTTTATTATCATTAGACCAAAACATTGGTGGAGTCTTTCCCCATCTACCCGAACATTTTTCTTTAAGATCATTAAGGTTGTTCTCATTGTTTATTGTCTTAATACCACGAACCTTAGCCTCTTCTATCATGTGCTGTATATAAGACCACAGGCCAGTCTCATAGCCCTTCCACATAAGCACTGCAGGGTGATTACGCCATGCTCCAGACGGTGACTCTCCTGACAACACCTTGAGTATTTGATACCCCTCAAGGATCTGTTTGTTAAGTCTTTTATTGTCTAAAGATTTTGCGGTATATGAAATGTCACTTGACGGCAAAAATGTTTGCATCAAACAACCTTAAGAGTATTGCAACGAGTACAGCCAACATATGTATTGCCAGTAAATGGACATGCTCCAGCATCTACAAGAATATGACCTTTAAATTTACATATAATTTTTTTTATAATCATTTTCCACCCGTCCTAACTAACATAACTATAGCCCCATTTTCTTCTAAGGCTTTTTTAACCCTTACCATATATTCTACAGCAACTCTTTTATCTCTGTCAAATAAATTCATAAAACTTTTTTCATCTGCTCTTACTGTAATGAAATGCTCATTATCAATAATATCTACACCAAATCCTTGTGGAGGAGTAAGAGATCTAACTGCTCGCTTCATTGCGTCTGTATACATTTTACCTCATTGTCAGATTCTGCCATATTTCAGACCATTTAGATTTTGTCTTATGGCTATTAAACTCTCTAGATATTTTACCTTTGTCTAAATAAATACCGCCCCAAATTCCATATTCTTTCTGTGATATTCCAACAGCAAAACAAGTTGCTGCTACTGGACACTTTAGGCAAACACTGTCAACACCATGACGAATATCTGGAGTTTCCTCATACTTATCAAAGAATAGATTTGTATCAAAGTCTTTACAGGCAGCACTTTCTTTCCATAAATGTTTATTCATGCTGTTTGTACTTATCTGGCATAGTCCAGCCGTTACGGTTTGCTACATATCTTTTTTGAATATTCCATTTATTATTTTTATATACTCCGTTTTTTTCAAAGGCAGCAGAATCTAATGGAGTTAGTTCAAGAACATCCCAACCATCCCAAGACAATTTGCTATTCATGGAAACAATTGATTCCATTTGTTTTAAATTATTTACAATCATTATTACTCCTTAGTATTGGAATGTTCCAAATTCAAAATCTTGCTCTTGTGCAAGTCTTGCTATATTTGATAGTGCTTGGTTTGGTTTTGATAGATAGGAAAAGTAATCAATTTCATGTAAGTTTTCTTCGACCCATGTATAATGAACCTTGATAAACTTAACTTTGATTCCTCTAGCCTTTAGATTTCGTTCTGAAACATTACAAAACTCAGAAGCAAAATCATTTACATTTGATGGCCCTAACGAATATACAATAAACTCATGATCGGTTTCTTTTAAACCAGACATCATCACACCCATAGAACGAAGGAAAACAGAATACTCATCGAACTCATTGGTTCCCTGTACTACGACCTTCATTTCTTTTTCCATTCTTTAGGTGATCTAATATATCTAACATCTTTGCTACTTCTTTATTGTCCATATTTGTAAAGTCAATTGGTTTTGCATTTTCCCTATCGACTTCGCCTTCTTCTACATTTGCTTGATAAAACACATTGTTATTTACCCAGTAAGCAGTTGGGCCAACAACCAAAACACGAAAGGTATTTTTTTCTTTCAGTTTTGTAGTTTGAGATACACGTTTTATCTCTATACCTTCTGGCAAAAGGCTAGAAATAATACTGTGAATCCTAGTCTGACTATATTTAATTTTTGGTAAAGACTTGCTTTCGTTTTTCTTTACTGTATGAAGTATAGCCCAAATACCGTAAATTGTCAAGAATGTTACAATAAATTCATTCATACATCTATTGTATCACTGTTGCGATAAAATTCTTTTGATTTCGTTCAAAACTGTTTTATAGATATCATCTAACCAAGAAATAGCATCTTCATCAAAAGCCTTTTCTGTTAACCCAACATCTGGATTGTCTTGCAATAAATCAATTATTAAAAATCCTTGTTCCCACAAAAACATTACCTCACGGTTTAATTGTGTTTGATGTATGTCAAATAGATCTGGATTAATGTCTTTTAATTTGTCGGTAAAGTTATAAATTGCTTCACCCTCTTCATTTAAACCAGCATACTCAATTGCACCTTGTTCAACTAAATCTATAAAGATAAGATCTTCTTCTTTCATTTTTACTCCCTGTAGTCAATGTTAAGAATGCATCTAATTTGTGATTCTTTTGGTGATGTAGATGAATGGTAATATCTACCGTCAAATTTTATTGCAGTACCCATTTTAGGTTCTACAGAATGTAAAACTGGTAAATCTTTAGGATTAGAAATATCATCTCCAAGTTTTTTATCAAAGATAACGGTATTTCCATCTGCAGAATTAAAGTAATACAGGAACACATCATGGGGAATTGCATTATCAACATGTGGATAATTATAGTTATCATAATCAGACCTAGTTAAAATATTTATCCTGGCCCTAATCACAGTTTTAGGTTTGATATTATGTTTATCACAAAATTTACTAAATACATATTCATACTCATTATTATTTAAATCTTGCACAACTTGAAATGTATTATAGGAATCAGGTGTTGCTAGTACTAATGACTTTGGTAGTTTTTCTCTTTGCCCTGGAATATTCATTATTTCTAGGGCTCTCCAAACTTTCCAGTTTGGTTCATAGTTTGAAAAAATTTGATTAGCAAAATCAACCTGTTCTTCGTATGTTAAAAAATTGTCATCTTGAATGAACATTATTGATACGATTCGCCTTGTAGCCTATTTTCAATAAGCCTTTCTCTTTCATCTAAGAAAGAGTATGCGTATGCCATCATCTTTTCTTTTCCAACTGGGTCATTCATAATTTTATTATAATGATGGCTGCAAAACATTAGTTCGCCATTTACTCCAGTTACAGACACGTATGCCTGTGCTGGACAAGAATCACACCTATCTAAAGGTGTAAGAAGCCATTTGCGTTCAGCGGTTTGCTCAGTCATTCTATTCATATTATACCTTCTTATTGTCGGTGGAGTAAAAACCCTTACTATTAAATTGTACACCAAATGAAGTGTATTGTCTAGTTAGGACACCGTTGCATTTTTCACAAAAATATTTAGGCTCATCTTCTAAGATAGATCTTTCTTTAGTAATGTTTATTGCACAAGGATAACACAGGTATTCATATTTTGGCATAATTTAATCCTAAAGTGATGTTATTGTTATTTTTAGTTTAGGGCATTTAATAGATTTAATTGCCAGCAATTCTTTTTCATCTACAGATAAAGACCATCTAACTTTAATAGATACCCAATTCATAATGTATTGACATTTATATTTTTCATTTGTTGGCATCCACTCAGCAGGATCTCTGTCTGACTTAGAACGATTAGAGGCCCCTGTTACGGCAATTAAATGTCTTGCGTCTGTTTGATCATTTGCATACAGTTGACGTTTTTTATCATCCCATGCAGAGGCCCCAGAATCCCATGCTTCTGCAAGTGGAACCATGTGATCTACATCTAATTTTCCAGCATCAATTGCTTTTACACTGTCATAAACGCTAAACCATTCTCCGCCTTTAATTACACAGCCCTTTTCAACCACTGGTTTAATAACTGCTTCTGAAATAATTACTGCTTTTCGTGAGTCGCATCCATTACCAACACCAACCCAATGCTTAAACCTGGTCCTTACGTAGCCTGTACGATCCTCTGGAGCCACTTTTAAGGCATTTGCTGCCTGCTCTATAGACTTATAGGAGAGAGTCTTGCTAGGCAAAGCGTAGGCAGTATTTGTAAAGATAAAACTAATTAGTAATAAGGCTAAGACCATTCTTGATTTCATTTTTTTCCTTTTGTTTTAATTGGCTCTCCAGTAATTCTGTCTTTTCTATATCGTTCAGTACCATCTTTGTTTAAAGCAACGATATTTCCATCACGTAGAATCATGTGATTAAAACCAATCTTAGTCTTAGCCTTGAATGACATTACTTTGTTGCCTTTTTTGCTACCTTTTTTGCTGCTGGTAGTGCTAATTTTACTTCAAGTGGAGTTGCCTCTTCACCTTTATAAATTGGACGACCCCAACCAACAACAGTGTTTAATAATTTCTTTCCATTGTCTTTTACATATGCCCGTGTTTTTTCAGCACACATTCCACCATTACGCTGATCTCCTTTAGCAGATCCAGCAGTATTTCCTTCAACAGTTTGAATGGTTCCGTCCCCATTGTTTTTAATGCATATTCCTACGTGTGAAATTCGGTTAACGCCATCTTCTGGAAAGTCAAAATAAATCCAATCTCCAGGTGTTGGGTCATCGTTACGAGCATCTGACCATCGTTTATTTTTCTTAAACCAATCCGATGCTGCTATTGTTGAAGCAGACTTTGGATATTTCTTTGGATCTAAGCCAGATGTAAATGCGGACCATGAAACATAAGACTGGCACCAAGGCTGAAAGTTCATGCCTGTCCATTTACCATACTTTGTTTCATTATCCTTTGGACCTTCAACGGTTCCAACTTCTTTCTTGGCGATTTCAATGATCGCTTCTACTGTACCTTTTTCTGCCATTTGACTCTCCTTTGCTTGTCTTATATATTATATCATTAATAATCTTTTGTGTCAATTTTGCCTAAAAATTGCTGTGCCCACGAATAATGATAAAAATATCCATGATGTCCATCTCTTTTGAAATTCCAATTTTTGTTAGTTTTTATTTCATTAATAAAAAAATTTTGATTTTTTGTAATAAACTCCTTTTGGCTAATAAATTTTATAAATCTTTTAAAAATATTAACATTACTATAATTTATAGCATCAGAATGATCCCATGTAGACCAAAATAATTCTATATTATTAGAAATACAATAATCTTCAAATAGTTTCATTAAAACTGTAAATGTTACAAAAATATTTCTTTGTTCTTCTACTGTTAATTTTTTAATTAAATATTGTGCATTGGGTCCTATTTTTTGATCTTTTTCTTTTACTGTATCTGCAAAAAAATATTTATAAAAATAATGTTCTTTATTGTCATTACTATCTTCCCATTGATAAATTCTTCCCATATTTGGTAAAAGAACATATATTTTATCTGGTTTGCCATAATCATTAATGTATGCCATTATGTTTGATATAATAATTTCATGACCCCAACCTCCCCTTGATAAATTAAAAAATCCAGAAATTTTTTCTTTTTTACAAAGTTCACTATAAACCATGTATGGCCAGTTAGATTCTAAATTACCTCCAGTGCCCTCTGTTTCTGAACAACCAGCAAATAATATATGTTTTCCATTATGATTTTTTATAAATTCGTCTGAACGAAAACCTAAAGAGTTAAAATAATATCTAACAGTATCATCTTGGTTATGTTTTTCGTTTAACTCTTCATGACATATTAAAAACTCTTCTTCTTTATCTCTAAGTTTGTAATCAATTTTATTAAAAAATAAAGCGCGATTGTTAAAACCTTCTAATATTGGTTGCATTAAATATTTTTTTTTCATAATAATACTTTTTTATTCCAAGTCTGGATCTACATGTTGATCTTGCGTGGTATGCATTAATAATAAAGTGTATCTCTTTCCATCTTCAATTGGAGTAATTCCATGCTTCCATTTTTGTCCGTCACTAATAAAAAATACAGCACTATATTTTGTTGGTTTATATTCAAAGTCTAAAAGAGGAAAAAAAATCTTTCCTCCTAAAAATTCATCATTTAAATAAATTACAGAACTATACTCAATAAATTTTTCTGGATCCTGATCATCAATATGAACCCCTCCAGAACTTCCTACGTTCCATACTGATCCAAAGGCTTTGAAACATTTAATTTGATTTTTTTCGTTTGGATTTAATTCTTGATGAATTAGGTTTGCTTTTAAAGCATATTTTTTTAAAAGACTAATGGTTGTTTTGTTATATGGAAATGCTGTTCCTCCGTATCTACTTTTATAATATTCTGGATAAGGATTTATTTCTGAAGGTTTATTGATTTCAGATATCAAAACATTAGCATCTTCTTCACTAATAAAGTCATTAATTATAATTGGTTTATCTTTTATAGGCAAGTTAGTCATAATCTTATTCCTCCCCTGTGGAAAAATATCTTTTTTCTTTAGGTACGTTATGATACCAATTTGGCAAAGAATATTTTATTCCATCTGTTATTTCTTCAACTTCATGAACATATAAAAAATTTGATGGGAAAAACAATATACTTCCAGCCTCTGGTTTAAACGATAAATTTGAATTTTTAAAAACCAAATTACCACCTTTATAATCATCATTTAAATACATCAAAACAGAAAGAGTCCTAGTGCTTACACCGTGATCTTGATGTGCTGGCAGATATCCAGATTTTTCATACTTAAGTAAATGCATTGCATCATCTCTAGATTTAACATTTAGAAATGGATAGAGACCCTTATACTTAGAAAGATATTCGTCTAATGGAGAAAATAATTTTTTTGAAATGCTGTAAATTTCATCATAAAAAAAATCATGTTTATTTATTTGTCCCTGTGGTATAAAAAATTTTTGCCAACAAAAAAATTGTTCTTTGTCATTCCAGGGAGACCAAGGCCTGGCCATAGTTTTAATAATTTTATTTTTATTATTTAATATTTTTTTATCTAAATCTTCAACCTCTTTAATTATTTTTTCTGAATCAATAATTGCATTTTTATAATAAACTAATCCTAAATCTAAAATTTCAACACTATTCATTACGACACTTCTTTAACTTTAATTGAATCAAAACCAGGAAAATATCTATTTGTTTCTGAGTCTAAATTAGAAGTAGTATTTTTGTACGATACTCCAATATTATCAAATGGCAAATAATTTATATCTAATATGTCAATATTTTTATATTTTTCAAAATTATTTAACTTGTTTTTATTTTTTTTTAAATAACTAATTGATTTATTGTAGTTATGATATAAATCATACGAACAAAAAGAATCCTCTAAATTGTTTACCTTTGAAGTTAAATAAAAATTAGATGGACATGAGTATATCTCAATG